ACTCATAAAGATCATGCGACCGCCAGCGCCTCGGTAATGTGGAATGATTCCAGTTACAGTTCCATCGGCTATTGCCTTTACTACAGTTCCCTTTGGAACGCCGTAGTCGGTTCCTGGGTTCCTTGATGGCGGGTTAGTGCGTCCGCGGTGTCCGTCGAAGCTGTCTGTAATCTTGCCTTCTACTGGTCTAATCCAATTCATTCTTATTCTCCTTCTAGGACGATGTAGGTTCCGGCGATGTGGAAGTTATCAGCTGTAACCAAAGTAATTGGAGCTGTGGAAGTGAAGTCTACGTTGAATACTGTGTTACCGCTTGCGTCTGTAGATTGTAGGAATAGCTGGTCAGAGTTAGCGTTTACATGACCAGAGATTGCGTATTCTCTACCAGTCGAAGCATCGTGCAGACATCCATCGGATAGCTGGTAGTTATGCTTAGAAGGGAATGGAAGAGTTAGATAATACTGACCAGTTCCAAATGTAAGAATGTTGTCAAAGTCTACGTCGATTCTAAAGTGACATAGAACGCCAGTCCTGACATAGCTTCCCTCGAAGTCTGGAGCGCCTGTAAACGTAGGCTGGGTTCCTGTAGTTCCACCTTCGACTTCATACTCAATTTCGCTAGGCGCTATTGGGTTGCCTACTCCTAGAATGCGGACATAGCCTTCTTGGGGCTGAATAATTTCAACGGGCATTATTTAACTATCTCCTGGTTTACGGTTAGGACTCCATGAGTTAGAACTGCAACATCCCCAGCTTCGTTGTAAATCTCCAAGCCATAAACATAGTTGGAATCGACTAGCAGGGATGTCTGCGCTGCCGTCCAGGTCATAGTGATAACAAAAGTTACTGGATCAATAACCGGGACTGATTCAATGACTAGCTCTTTGTAAGTAGACTTTCGAACCTGCGCTCTTGCAGAATAGCCCTCGATGTTAATAGTTTCGCCTTCTGCATCTTTGTAGATAAATTGGCGGACTAGAGTGCCACCTGCGTCTACGGTAAAGTTATCTTGAACGCTTGCCATTAGAATGCTCCTACTGTTGTTGTTATCAAGCCAATCATGGTTATGACGGCAGCGCCTAGTCCTACGTAAGCCACCCGTTCAATCCAAAATAGCCTGGCAAGGGTTAGCTCAACATCTCTAAGTCTGTCCGGAACATCGTCTAAGTGATCTAGCTTTTGAAGAACCTTGATGAGAATGTCACCATGCTCTAGTTGCTTCTTGTAAATGTCCCCTTGGGTAATTCGGACTGCAGCTGTTTTTTCGTCCGACATTTAGAGCGCTGCGATCTCTTCTTCTGTTAGACCTAGTTCGGCTAGCTTTGCAAGTGCAGATTGTCTAGCAGCTATTTTTGCTTGTCTAGATGCTTCTTGTAATTGTGCTTCGGCTCTGTCTTTTAGAATTTGCTCTAGGACTTCACCACTAGCTTCCATCCGCTCGTTATCGATAGAAACGTAAATTTGCTCTGTCATTTTTATGTGTTACTCATTCCGTATACTGAGACCGAACCGGTCATGTTTCCGCTGGCTGGAAAAAGTGTAAATCCAGTAAAGGACGTAGTTATTGTATTTCCACCCTGGTTACCAAAAGCGGTAGAACCACCAGTGAGCGAAACAAATTTAGTGTATTGAGTCAAAAAGGGATGAAAGAGAGTTACCCATCCACCAGCTCCATAAGTAGTGTGTGACTGCACCCATTCAAATTTATCTTGTGTGGAGTTGTTGAAGAATCCTGTGGCTCCTGATGTGTAGGCTCCGCTATAGTAACCACCTTGAACATAAGTCGAGCTTGTAGTATCTGTTCCAGAAACTCTCAATCTGCCATTGACTTGCGTAGTAGCGCTTGAGCTATTTATGTTGATTAAGATTTGGTAGTTATCATAAGTTGAACTAAAAACATCGTTTACTGAATGAGAACTAACTGCTGTAAAACTTGTTTTGCTAATTAAGGTAAGCCCAGAAGAACTAGATGCTGGAATAAGCGCAGCCCAAGCTGATCCGTTGTAGTATTCGTATAAGTTTGTGTCCTGCAACCAGGTAAGCATTCCTTCGACCGGAGCGGTCAAAGCTGCAGTTCTAGCTGTCGAGTTGCTAAATACCATAACCGATTGGTTCATTAGGTTGTCATTGATCTCGGATGCGTTCAATACGCTTCCGTTGGTAAATACTTTGTAAGCCACTAGGCTTCCTTCCATAGTTCGAGTGTCGTGAACCAGTTATCTACATCGATGCGATGAGAGACCTTGATTATAGTGTAGAATCCGACGATGTCTAGCTGGTCTTTAGTATAGCTGACACCGATGGTTGTTCCCGGTGTAAACACCGCTGCGTTTGTAAGATTTCCTAATCTGTCCTTGGCGGGAGTTACTACCATGTTCACTAGGTTTTCTGGGTTCTGTGTAAATACAGTAGTTGCCCATCGAGCTAGTTCCGTGGCATCCGTAGTATTTAGGATAACATCGACCGCCGACTCTCCGTAAAGGTCTATAGAGTCTTGATCCTTTAGAACCACGACCTCGGTATCGTCCGAAGCCAAAGTTACCTTTAGAGAGTTATAGACGGCATCTGCATCCGAGAAGACATTGATTTCGGCAAGGCATAGATGGTAAGGGTCATTGGAGTGATTGTTGCCAATAATGTAAGTAGTTGCGGTTCCGGTCTCGGTAGCTGGTCGCGGAATATAGGTAATCTCTTGGGTTTCCTGATCTAGCCAAACAATGCCAAGTCCTACCTGGAGAGCTTCGTTGATTATAGAGTTAGCAACTACGTTAGTTTGACTGACCGTTGGAATTAGACCTTCGAGACTTACTGAATTGGGGCTAACGCCTAGTCCGCTCTCGATGCCCACTAGCTCAAACACTTCGTCTACGGTTGCGGATGCTCCAAGGGGTGTAGTGTCCCATTCTGCGAATCGCTGGTTTACAAGGTTTCGGTAAGCATCTAGGCTAGTAATCTGAATTAGGTTCAAGCCATCCGGGTAATAGGTTACATTGATAGTCTCTATTGTGCCTTGGAATAGAATGCGGTCTAGTTCATTCGACTCTAGACGAACTCTTATCCTGGTAGAAGCTCGGATGTTCTTGTTTACCGTTGGGTCTAAATCATAACTTTGTAGTGTTAGTTCTGCGGTCGCTGGTTGTGGCTGGAAGTAAATGGCGTCAATAACCTGACCGCCTAGAGACATGTTTACTCTTGCGGTTTCGCATTGGACTTCTTGCCACTTTAGACCGGAAGAAGGAGCTAGAACATCGTCTCCACCTAGAAGCGATACTCCAAGGATAAACTCACCAAAGCCACCGAGAACATCGTCTCCACCCAATAGCGAAATACCCAGAATAAAGGTATTACCTTCTTCATCCGGGGTTAGGAACTCGACCTTTAGGTTTTCATCTATTTTGAAGTCTGGAATCATTCGAATCTTCTGATTAGGTTTGTCCCTGAATTGCGGTTAGCTCGGTTGATTGCGTTTGCGATTTCTTGGGCGGTGGCATCTGTTCTTACTTGCACGTTGTTATTGATCGTAAGCGGAGGAACTGGTGGAGCTGGGGTTATGGCATTTCTACGTTCTACAAAAGCTGAATACTCTCCAACGCCAGGAATAAGATTCAATAGCCTGTCCAAATAGTTTTCCATTGGCTTCGTGTTACCAAAAGCCGAGCTAATTGGAGCTAAGAGGGAATCTAAACCAATAGCTAATGCTTCGACAATGGCTGATAGGGCTATCCAAAAGTTCATAAATCCTTTGGCTTCATCTGTATCAGTAGAGCCAAATAGTGTTCCTATTGTCACTCCCAAGTCACCTAGAGCTGTTTGCATTTCAGAGATAGCGTCTTTGACTTGTGGATCATCTAAAGCACCAACGAGATTTTGAGAGAACCTCTCAATGTCTGGAATAGAATCAATAAACCATTCCGAGATAAGAATCAAGGCAGGAAGTAAAGCGTTTCCAATAGTTGCTTGGGCATCTGTCATCTTGGCATTTAGCTCTGCCATCTTCGCAGCGTAGCTATCTGATTCTCTTGCAGCCTGTCCCTGTGCATCTGTAGTCTTCTCATAAAGAAGAGTCAGAGTTGCCTGCATGGCAGCTTCTTTTTCATTAGCGAAGGTAAGACCTTGCATGCTCATTTCGGCTAATTTAGCGTTAATGTCTACTTGTTTTAGAGATACACCGTAGCGTTCAATTGGGTCTCTCTCGCCTCGCATCAAGGCACCGATAGCTCTTACGGCATCGGAAGTTGGGCCACCGTAAGTTGCAGCTAAATCGCCAGCTAGCTTGACTAAATCTTGGGTCTTATCTGTCGTGTCTTCTAGGCTTAGACCAGCTCCCTTTAGCATGGATCCTAAGTAAGCTGATTCCTTGGCTGCAGCTGCGCTGCTAAGACCAATCCCATTCATCTCTTTTGAGAAGACCTGCATCTCTGTAGAGTTTTCCTTGAAGATTGAATCAAGTGCGCCGAATTGTTGTTCTAGATCGCTAGCTGCAGCTACGGTATCTTTGGCTCCTTGAACAAGCGCGTGGAATCCTAAGCTAATTCCTAAAGCACCAACGACTCGACTTATGTTGGTAGCGAAGCCGCTTACTCTATCCTGGAGACCTTGAAGAGTTGATTGAGCGCCTTGGGTGGCAGACGTTAGTTTCCGGAACTCACCTAGAATCTCAACGTTTAGAACTAAGCTCATGAGCTTCAACCTCTTTTTTCAAGTTCAATACGAACGCTGCATACTCGTCCATAGTTAGAGCTTTGTATTCCGACGGACTCATGTTGAACGCCCGGCAGAACTCCGCCATTCTTTTAGCGGATTGCTCCCTTATTCTTTTTTTGTTTCATCACCCTTGACCATGGCTAGGGCTTGTTTCAATGTAATTTTTTTAGCGTCTTCCATCTTGAAGTTAGAATCATTCCTTTTGAGAACAACCCAAACAAAAGCGGATAAGGCTTTGCCTTTAGGGTTTCCGCTAGCAAATGCTTCATCGATGCTTGAGTTGGTCAAGTTCTCGATTACTTCTACTTCTTCTAGAGTCAAACTATCAAAATCAAAATCGTTCATTCTGTAGGTATTCCTTTCGTGGATTTGGATGCTATTAGCTTATCTAAACTTTTGTAATAGTTTTGGTAAACCTCGTCCCGCGTCAAACCTAAAGCCTTTACAAAGAATGGCTGTGGCTTGATGTTGCGCTTGAACCAACCCCAATGAATAGGGTTAGCATAAGGGACTGACTTGTTATTACCAGCGCTAATTGAAACCTTGCGAAGTGCCTTAGAGACTCTAATGCTGTTACGTAAAGCGCCAGTTCTAACTGGAACTATTCCTCTAGCTTCGTTAGCTACGATCTCACCAGATCGGGTTCCAGCTTCCTTGATTGCTGAATCTGGAACACCGATTGCCTGGAGAGCGCGAATAGATGCATTTAGCCCTTTGACTTTTATGCCAACTGGCTCATACATAACTAAGCTGTTACGATTTCGACGCCGTAGTATTCGTCGTTGGCTGGGTCGTGAGGAGTGTTCACAACTTCCAAGGTGACGGAGAACAAAGCTGTCTCGTTGCTGTTTAGGCTTAGAGGTGGTAGCTCGTTGAACTTTACGGTTCCGGTGTAGTGAGGCTGGCTGGATGACGCGGTAGCGTTTCCGTTTGGAGCGATGGTGAATACTGCGGTTGAACCGAAGTTGTCCCAAAGAGTGCGGTAAAGGCTAGTTGAATCGCCAGAAGTGATTCCGTCTAGCTGTAGTGACCATTGTCCACCCACGCGCTGCTCACAGAACGTCTGGACGTCCCCAGGAGCATCTCCGAGAGATAGCTCGACCATGTTTGCATCACAGGCATACTCGGTCGCGCCAAACTTGAAGAGGATGTTTTGAGCTTTGATTCTTGTTGAAGCAGCCATTGACTAACTTCCTTTCTAAAGTGTTATGTCGAGCTGGCAATAAATGTTAGCTGCCAGATACTCTGCATTGTTTGTTTGTAGATTGTAAGGCTGATTGACCGATGTAATACGAACATAAGTCAGCGGCTCGATTGCGTTTAGAACGTCCTCGATTAGCTGGTCTAAGTTTTCAGTTGCCTTCTTGTTAGTCGCGGTTGCTCCGACTAATACAAGTTCGAGACCTAA